GTCTTTATTGGTGGAAAAGGTGTAGGTCGCATTGGCGATACGATGGGGGATAATGTAATAACTCAAGGCTCGCCTACGGTATTTGCAAGCTAATTAAATTATTACTTATAAATATAAACATGGCTACAACTAGAAACACCAGACAGTATTCAGATTTAAACCTGCTATTTTCATCCCACCCGATAACGGGGGATGTCACTAAAAAGACTGATGAAGAGGCGGTTAAATCTTCGCTTAGAAATTTAATTTCTACTAAGCACTACGAGCGTCCCTTTCATCCTGAGATAGGGTGCCAGATATATTCATTATTGTTTGAGAACTACAACCCTGTAACTAAACAGGTAATGATGAAAACTATCTTTGATACCATACAAAAATTTGAGCCAAGAGCTACAGTGTTAGATGTGAAGTTACGGGAACGTATAGATCAAAACGATCTAAGTATTGACATTATTTTTAAAATTAATAACTCTGAGAGACCTATTACTTTAACCACATTTATAACAAGAGTAAGATAATGTCTAACTTAAGAATAGCAGAGCTTGACTTTGATCAGATCAAGACTAATTTAAAAACGTATCTAAACGCTCAGAGTGAGTTTACAGACTATGACTTTGAGGGTTCAGGTCTCTCAGTATTACTAGATATATTAGCTTACAATACTCATTACAATGCATATCTTGCCAATATGTTAATGAATGAGATGTTCCTAGACTCTGCAGTTAAGAGATCCTCGGCAGTATCTATTGCCAAGCACCTAGGTTATACCCCAACCTCAGCCCGGGGTGCAGTAGCTAATCTCAATATAGTAGTTACAAGCCCTGTTGGACTTCCTCCAAGTCTAACTATGAATAGGTACACACCTTTCACATCTACAGTAGACGGTACATCTTATACCTTTCTTACCACCGAAGCTCAGACCGCATTAAGAGTTGGTACTACATATACTTTCTCTAATATTAATGTAAAAGAAGGTGCTCTCTTAAGCTACAGTTACGTAGTAGCAGATGCTGCTACGAGCACCAAGTATGAAATTCCTAGTGACTTCGTTGACACTACAACATTGTCTGTTACAGTACAGACCTCAGCCTCTAATGCATCGACCTCTACGTATAACCTATCTACGGATATAACCGGAATAGATGATACATCAAAAGTATATTTCTTAGAACAAAACACCAGAGGTAAGTATGAGATTTACTTTGGTGATAATGTAATAGGTCAAGGTCTAAGTGTTGGTAATATTATAAGCATTCAATACACTACTGTACAGGGTGCTGTAGTTAATGTTTCAAGCACTGTTGCTCAAAGCTTTATTGCAGCAACTACCATCGGTGGTTCAAGTAATATTGGTGTTACTGTTAATAGCAACTCTACAGGTGGTGCAGATGTGGAGGGTATTGCCTCTATTAAATTTAATGCCCCAAGAGTCAATGCATCTAAGAACAGAGCGGTGACTGCTACTGATTATGAAGCTTTAATATTGGCTAATTATGCTGGAGCAGAGTCTGTATCTGTATGGGGTGGGGAAGATAATGATCCTCCTTATTATGGTAAAGTACTGATATCTTTGAAGCCATATTCTGGTTATACTATTTCAGATGCTACTAAACAAACCATTATAGATACTATTTTAAGGACAAAAAAAGCCATAACGGTAACACCGGAATTTGTGGACCCGTCCTACTTGTTCGTCGGTGTAAATGCTAATATCATTTATAATACTTCTTTGACCCCGCTATCTAGTGAAGATATTAAAGCATTAGCAGATACCGCTATTGCAAATTACTTCCTAACTGATCTTCAAAAATTTAATAAGACATTTAATCATTTTAAGTTAACTAACATAATTCAAGAAAGCCATGCATCGATTACAGGTGTGTTGTTGTCCTTAAAATTACAGAAAAGAATTATACCTACTTTAAATACAACCAATGTATTCACAGGTAATTCTGCTTTAAGATATCGAAACCCAATTAAACCTGGTTCAATATCTTCAAGTTATTTCTTTGCAACTGTTAACGGTAATGCTACTTTAGTTAAAATAACTGATATACCTAATGATACACCACCAAGCGATACAGGGAGCGGGGTGCTGAGATTAGTTAATGCTGTTACAGGTGCTGTAGTAAATAGCAATATAGGTACAGTCAATTATGGTACCGGTGTTGTTGGTATAACAAGTATTATACCAACAGGTATTCCAGCTGGTGTTACAGACATTAGAGTTTCAGCTAGTATACAAGAAACTAACTATAACTTATCAGTATATAGAAACGAAATCTTAATTCAAGACGATACTACTACTAACAAAATCGGCGGCCTGATTGCAGGTACTAATGTGACTGTCACATCATCGGTATAATATGGCAACGACAAGAATTACAGAAAAAATATCGAAGCTAGTTAGCAGTCAGTTACCTGAATTTATTAGGACTGATAATACAACGTTCGTTGCATTTTTAGAGTACTATTACAAATTTCTTGAGCAAGATCAAGGAGCGCTTGAGCTTGTTCAGAACTCACAAAAATATAGCGATATAGATCAGACTGCAGATTCTTTTGTAAACTACTTTATTACAAATTACGCTAAAGACTTACCGTATAACTTACAAGTCAATAAACCGTTATTAATTAAAAGAGTCAAAGATCTATATGCTGCTAAAGGTAGTACATTATCTATTGAGACACTATTTAAAGTACTATACGATACTACTGCACAAACCAACCACCCTTATGACTACGTTTTAAGACCATCAGATGGAAAATGGAGTCTTAGAACTTCTATTCGCGTGCTTCTTACTAATGGTAGCGCATCAGATATCAAGGACCGGTTTCTAACACTTACAAAGAATAACATTAAGTATTCAGCAGAGATTTTTCGAGTTAAAAGTCTCAGTACAAATCTTTATGAAATATTCTATCATAGCGCTTTTCCTGTTCCTTTTGACGTTAACGATGAAGTTACAGTAACTGGGTCAAACGGATTAATATTTACAGGTATTATTAAACCAACTACTACTGATTGGGAAATAAGAGCCGAGGGGGCAGGATTTAGAGTAGGACAAATTTTTAATGTATCTGTCGGTAGCGGTATCGATACCCTGGTTAGAATTGATAGAGTAAGTTCTACTGGAGGTATTCAATTATTAAAGTTTTTAAATTATGGATATAACTTTACAGAAAATATTAGTATTATTTTATCTAATGCATTAGGTATTACTAAGAGAGTTAAATACTTTGAAACCAGTGGTGGGGGATTCTCCGAGACCTTTAATGCAACAAGACTTGATTCAGTATCAAATGCAGATAGATATTTTTTAGAAGACTATGTTACTCCCTTTGAATACACGGGTACAATTTTAGCAGTTAACACCTCCACCTCACAGCTACTTACATCTGAAACAACTGCAGGGGTTGAAAATCCTAGTGATGCAAGTATTAACTTTACTATTGGAGCGGTAGCTAGATACCCTGGGGAGTATGTATCTACTCAAGGGTTTGTAAGCGAACCTGATGTAAGAATACAAGACAGTAAACTATATCAACCGTTTGCTTATCAAGTATTATCTGAACTGGATATAAGTACATTTTATAATATTGTTAAGAAATTAGTTCATCAAGCTGGTACTAATTTATTTGTTAATAGAGTTTTATCTGCTACTGCCGATGTATCAGCTAATATTAGTGTGGTATCTAAGCAAAATGTTTATGCCGATCTCTTTAGTACGTTTACTACATTAGAGACTGTTGCTAAGTTAATGTTAAAGACTGTAGATGCTGATAATGTTAGTACAACTGAAAATACTGTATATTCGTTAACTAAGCCGCTTGAAGATAATTTTACAATCAGTGACAGCCTTACTATAAGTATAAGTAAAGCTCTTGAAGATAATACAGAATTTAGCGATAATAATAACTTTACTTTTAATAGAACAGAAGCAGATAGTACTACAGCAACTGATCTATCGGAAAGCACCAACCAGGATTATACTGATAATAACGGCGCGACAGGGTACTTCTTAGAAAATTATACTGAGAGTACAACGCTTATAACTACATTAATATCGTTTAGTTAACATACAATATATCTTGTATAAATATACATAGAACTTCTTTAGAGGAATAAAACATGTTCACAGAATCAATAAATGTCAAAGGTAACTTAGAAGTTATTCTTTTAGACGAAGCCGGTAATCAAAAAGACTACAGAAAAGTAAATAACTTAGTTGTAGCAGTAGGTAAAGATACAATTGCCTCCAGAATGGTAGGTAATACTACCGCTATCATGAGTCACATGGCAGTCGGTTCTTCAAATACCGCAGCCACTACTTCTCAAACTGCTTTAGGTGGGGAACTGGGTAGAGTTGCACTTGACTCCACCACAAGAGCCTCTAATACAATTACATATATAGCCACATTTCCTGCAGGTACAGGTACAGGAGCAATTACTGAAGCCGGTATTTTAAATGCTTCTTCTTCTGGTAATATGTTGTGCAGAACTGTATTTGGTGTTGTTACCAAAGCTGCTGGTGATATAGTGATTATTACTTGGAACGTTACAGTAGCATAATATGTCTTTTCTCTTAAAGGACGCTATCCACGGCTCGTTAGTGGATAGTGTTTATAATGAATTTTTATCGCGAAGAGCTAACTATTACTATTTTATTGGTAATATAATTGAGTGGCCCAATCCAAATACACCTGGTACTCCAGAAGCTACTCAGGATTATGAGTACTATACGCGTAATGGTATTCTAAGTGTTAAAAAAATTAATTTAAGAGATATATCTTATGTTGTTCCAAGAATAGATTGGACTTCTGGTACCGTTTACGATCAATATGATGGCAATTACAGCGCATCTTCACCAGCAAATTCTGGTGCTGTTAGCTTAAAGACTGCTAATTTCTATGTACTAACAAGCGCGTATGGGGTATACAAATGTATATTTAATAATAACAGTACTCAATCTACAGAAGAACCTTCAGGTCAAGATATAACTACTATTACCACATCTGATGGTTATGTTTGGAAGTATCTATATACTATTCCTCTTTCCTCTCAAAATCGTTTCTTAACCCCGGAATTTATGCCGGTGCAAAGAGCGGTAACAAATGCTTATTACTCTAAAGGAGAAGTAAGCACGATCACTATTAATAATGGGGGGTCAGGTTACACTAATAACGATGATGTTACATTAAATGTTACAGGGCAATTTTTAGGGGGTACAGGTAATTCCATTGCAAATCTAGTACCTGTATTTAATACTTCAGGTGAGTTTATTGATGTAAAGATAAAAGACCCAGGGGCTAATTATAGAACTGCAACTATTAATATAGTGGATGGCGGCATAGTTGGTACCAGTCTTCTTAAAGGTATTAGTAATGTAAAGATATTTAACCCTGGGGCAGGTTATAGTACTGCGGCAATTTCTAATACAACTGCAACCATAGCAACCACCGGTCTTACTCAACCTACCTCCAATGCGTTTGCTAATTTAATATTTAGTAGTAATGTACTAGTTGATGTGGTATTAACTAATAAAGGTACAGGTTACACTACTGCAGCCCGTGCTAACACTACTATAACTTTTAGTACAACAGGTAATACCCAACCTACAACTAATGCTAGCGCTAATTTGTTCTTCACAACATCTGCTGTTTTAACGCCTGTATTACGCAACGGAGCAGTTCATTCTGTCTTAATAGAAGATGAAGGTACAGGATATAGCTCCAATGTCACCACTACTATTTCTGCTATTGGTGATGGAACAGGTTTTGTTGCTACCCCGTATATCAATGCAGCAGGACAAGTTGAAGATGTAATTATCGAGCAACGCGGCAATGGGTATTCTTATTTAAACCTTACTTTTGCAAGCCCTACAGGTACAGGGGCTAATGCATTTGCTAACTTATCTGTTGATGATATTGATACTTTACAAACAGTAGTTGAGCTATCAGCTATCGATGGAGGCATACATGCATTCAATGTTAGCAACGTAGGTAACGGGTATTCTTATGCTAACGTTACCGTTTCAGGTGATGGTACAGGTTTTTCAGGTAACGTAGTTATAACCAATAACACCATCAGCTACATTACAGTTCTATCACCTGGTTCAGGCTATTCGTATGCAAATGTCACCATAACTGGTGATGGTTCAAATGCTAATGTATCGGCTATCATTTCACCTTATAGAGGACATGGCAGTGATCCCGTCAAAGAATTATTTGCAGATACCTTGATGTTTACATCAACAATAAATAATGAGAAGAACCAAGGTATTGATGTAAAGAATGATTATAGACAATTTGGTATCATTAAGAATTTAAAACAGTATGGTAACGAGCTTGCATTTGCAAACGTTATTGGTAGTGGATGCTACCTTGTAACTCTAGATACTGTAAGTGGGCTTAATCGCGATACAATTCTTACTCACACTGCAGATACTTCAAAACGTTACTTCGAAGTTGTTGAAGTAGTGCCATCAACTAATCAAATTTTAGTTCAAAATAAAAACAATCACGACGTAAGCACCGGTGATGTACTAACCGATGAAACATCTGATCTTGATTACGCAATTACAGATCTGACAATTAACCCTACGATAAATAAATTTAGCGGTGACTTGCTGTACATTGATAATAGAACATCGGTTAGCTACAGCGAACAACAATTAGTTACACTAAGAACAGTAATCAAATTATAAACAGGTAAGAGATGGCGATTAATTTTAACACCGATCCGTACTACGACGACTTTAGTGAAGATAAAAATTTTCACCATATTCTCTTTAAACCAGGTGTGGCTGTTCAGGCCAGAGAACTTAACCAGGTTCAATCGATACTTCAAAAACAAGTATCTAATTTTGGTAGTCATGTCTTTAAAGATGGTTCTCGTGTCCTCGGAGGAGAGATCTTTCTAGATGATAAAGTTAAAGCTGTCAGACTTAAAACCACATATAACGGTACAGACATTACTATATCTAATTACGGAAACCTTTTTGCTAAAGGAACTGTGTCTGGGGTAATTGGTGAAGTAAAATATACATTTGCTGCTGATAATACTACTGTTGGTGATCCTCCTACACTCGTAATTAAGCCTAGCAATACCTCTAATGCTTCTATTTTTTCCTCTGAAGAAACTTTAGATTTTTATCCTAATTTACTTGATGCACTTAATGAATCTAATCTTACTGCTTATCATGCTGTAACGGTTGCAGACGTTACGGTAACTAAAACCGGTAGCTGTTCTGAGTATAGTCAAGTAGTTACCTTAGCAAGCACCACCAATATTAATGTAGGTGATTTAATAACAGCAACCGGGTTAACCAAAACTTTGTATGTTATTGAAGTTACATCTTCTACTGCTATTAAAATAAACGAGTATGCTGGTGTTACCTTAGCAAGCACGACATTTACGTTCACTCAGAAAGCTACCCAACCCACACTAGAGGTTGCTGTTAATGAGGGTATATTCTTTAAGAACGGTTACTTTATTAAATCAGTAGCTCAATCGGTTATACCTAAGAAATACAGTAGCTTTCCTTCTGCTTCCATTGGATTCAGTATTACTGAAAGTGCTATTACATCTGATGATGATGAGACATTATTAGACCCTGCCATCAGTACCTATAATTATTTTGCTCCCGGTGCAGATAGATTTAAAATTAGTTTAGATTTAGTATCATTAGCCATAATTGGTGAAAACCCTGATTTAACTAACGATCCAGATTTTATTGAAATCATTCGCGTTAAAGAAGGCCAGACACTTAAGTCTAGAAAGACTGAGTATTCTGAATTAGATAAAGCCCTCGCTCGTAGAACTTTTGATGAATCAGGTAACTATTTAGTTAAGAACTTTATCTTTTACCTTAATGATACAACTGACGCTGCTACTACTATTAATACAGATGTATTACCGGGTAAGGCATACGTAAATGGTTATGAGATTGAAACGGTTGCACCTACACGTCTACTGTTGGATAAAGCTCGTGAAACAGAAAATGTTGCAGGATTTGATATATCCCCGTTCTATGGTAATTATACTGTTGTAGGGGTACCCGGGTACTCACTACCTACACTTGGGTCTAATGTTGAACTTCATACAGCTAATACAACTATATCATTTGCAACTAGAGCAGGTACAGCACATGTTAAACAAATTGAATATAATTCAGGGTCAAATACAACAACAACCTATAAGTTGTTTTTAAATGATATCAATCTTACTTCGAATACCTTTGCCAATGTAAGATACGTTGTTGGTGTTACAAATAACACTTACAATACTGCTAATATTACCTTCCGCGCTAATATTGACTCAACTGCTATTGTATCAAGTAATGCACAACTGTATGATGCTTCTTATGATAATTTGTTGTTTTCTATACCGCAAAATAATATTGAAAATGTAACATCAACAACTTATCAATTTAAGAGACGTTTTGCAGATGTATCTTTTTCATCTGGTACAGCAACGATTACTACTAATACAGCTTCCGAAGATTTTGTAGGCGGTTCTGGTATTCTTCCTGCGGCTACAGCAAGAACGTACTATTACGTAGTTGCAAAAACAGCTTCAGGTACCTTTACAGCCGGTCAGGTTATTCCAATGGATGGTGGTGCTAGATCAGTAACAATTCCTGTTGTTGGTTCTGGTGCAGTTGGTCAGGCAGTATTTAATGTGTCTGATGCTTCATTTAACGGTACCTGTGATGTGTATGCCACAATTGAAGTACAATCAGATACAAGAAAAAATAAAACTCTGGTTGCAAACACAATTGTATCTGCTAATATTTCAGCTGCAAATACTTATGTAAGTCTTGCTGTATCAGATGTTTACACTTTAAATAAAGTATACAAAGTATTAGGTAGCAATGTTTATACAGGTGCATGGTCATCTGCTACAACCTACCCCGCCTCTGGTAACGTTATTACATATTCCGGGCTAGCATATACTGCTAACGCTATCAGCACAAATATTAACCCTGTCGGCAATACTGCCTATTGGACTGAAGTAACAGGTCAAACACTTACCGACTTTACTTTAGATTCCGGGCAGCGTGATAACTATTATGATCACGGCCGTGTTAAGTTCAATGGCGCAACAGCACCAGGTAATGTAGTCATTATGGCTAATTACTTTACTCATTCCGGGGGTTTAGGTTATTTTACAAACGATTCTTATCCAATCGACTATAGTTTAATTCCTTCTTATACGACTACCAAATCAGGTACCAAGTATGAGTTAAGAGATAGTTATGACTTCCGTCCTCGTAGAACGGATGGTTCTTCATCTCTGGTATTTGATTCTTATCAAATACCTACCCCCTATAATGCTATTCAGAGTGATCACTCTTACTACATGGGTAGAATAGATAAGATTGCACTCACCCCTGCAGGAGTATTCAAGATTATCAAGGGCATAAGCTCCTTCAGTAATCCAGGCGTACCTTCGGATGATGCAGATGCCATGACTTTGGCAACACTAAGAATACCCGCCTACACATTTAATTCTTCTGATATTAAATTAGACTATGTAAGCAGAAGAAGATACACGATGAAAGACATTGGTCAAATTGATCAGCGTTTAAAATCTGTAGAGTATTATACTGCTCTTTCTTTATTAGAAAAAGAAGTTCTCTCTGCCTCAGTTCTTGATACCAACAATACGGCTCTATTTAAGAACGGTTACTTGGTTGATTCTTTTGCAGGACACTCCGTTGTTGATGTATTGAATAGAGAATATCTAAATGGGCAAGATATTAAAGTTTCAATTGATTCCTTAGGTAGTTATGCTAGACCGTCTTTTAGTTCTACATCTTATAACTTTACCTTTTCAGCCAATACAAACCCTGATGTAACTAAGACTGGGGATTTGTTATCTTTACCATTTACAGAGGCAACCTTTGTACAACAAAATGTCGCGAGTAAAATAGTTAACGTTAATCCTTTCAACGTAGTTAATTTTATTGGTGTGATGAAAATTGTACCTACGTCTGATACCTGGTACGATACCCAATCGAAACCAATTATTAACGTCGTTGAGGATGGTAATAAAGATGCGTGGTTGGCTGCAGAAGCAGCTGCGGGTACGCAGTGGAATGACTGGCAGTTAAATTGGACCGGTCAACAAGTTGTTGGTACCCAGACGTTATCTTCAACCAATAATGGCGCCTTCATTACCACTGTATCTAGAGAAACTTTACAGACTACGAGTACGTTCGGCAGAACCGGTGTTAACACAACAGTAGGTACCCAACTCGTTCTAGCTAGTGATACTACAGCGGTGGTTTCACAGGAAGTTATTCCTTTTGCAAGACAAAAAACTATATCGTATAAAGTGTACGGTATGCCCCCTCTTACACAGTTATACTTGTATGTAAACAATAATACAGATTTGACCAACTTTGTGACCCCAGCTGGAGGTTCTGCAGGGGATGATGTAATTACTGACAATAGTGGCTATGCTGCTGGAACGTTTACATTACCTAATACCAGTACTATTAAGATACCGACTGGTAGAATTAGATTTGCATTTATTAATGATCCCTCCTCTTTCACCAATGCAACAGCTTATGCAGAAGCAGGCTTTGTATCAGCTGGTACTTTGAATACAGAGCAAAGAACAATTGTATCAACAAAAGAGCCGGTTCTAATTAGAAACAATGTATCTCAGACCAGAACAGATACAAACACATCATCTAGAGATGTAACCTCTTCAGTTCAGGTTGTATGGATTGACCCTGTTGCACAAACGTTCCTGGTTGATGCTACAGTTTACCCTAACGGTATCTACTTAAGTTCAGCTGATCTTTACTTTGCAACAAAAGATTCAACACTACCAGTTTCAATTCAAATTAGACCTACTGTTTCAGGGTTCCCTAGCTCTTCGGTCATCTTACCGATGTCTGAAGTTTACAAGAACCCTGTTGATGTTAATATACCAGCATCTACAGAAATTTACGATGGTATAGGAGTTGCAACTAACTTTGCATTTGAATCTCCTGTATATCTTGCTCCTGGTGAATATTGTTTAGTTGTCATATCTAATTCTGACAAGTATAACTTATATGCAGCCGAAGTCGGTCAAACCGTGTTAGGTACTACCAATAAGATTACCTCACAACCTTATTTGGGCGTATTGTTTAAATCGCAAAACGGTTCTACCTGGACGGCATCTCAATCTGAAGATTTGTGCTTTAAATTAAATCAATGCGTATTTAATAGAGGACAGATAAGTTTTACCTTAGATTTAGAATCCCCAACTGAGTCAACAGATTTTGATCTGTTAAAGCTTACCACTCAAGAACTTAACTTTGGTAACGATACCAGTATTACTTACGAAATTAATACTAAGACCAAATCTGGAGGAACGTTTACTGGTTATACCACACTACCGGTTGGTTCAAACTATGAGCTTGGACAAACCATGACGGCTGTTACAGCTGGAGATATTGTCGTTAGAGTCACAATGAACAATGCTGATCAGAATGTGTCACCAGTAGTAGACTTAGAACGTATCAGTACTATCTTGGTAAAGAATAAGATAGATGCTTACAGTAGTGGAATTAATACTACTGAGTTGACAGCATCCGGTGGTACTGCTCAAGCCAAGTATATTACAAGACG